GTTATCTGAGGTTTCCCTAAGCAATTTACTATCCACCTTAATATGTTTCCAACCAAATACAGTCTTTTTAACTGGTCTGCAAATAGTTGTTAGTATGTGATGTAGATTATTAAATATAGCTTCCTGGTCATCCTTAGCGTTTTGTAGTATTTCCATAGTATTTATATACTCACCAAATAATAACTTTCTAGCATCTACTTTAAATTCATACCATTGACCACCAATCTTAAATCTTTTCTTTTTTAGTTTATTAGGTAATTCAGTTTCTAGAAAACTCATTTTCTTTTTAATAGACTTAAATTGATCTAAACTAATATTCTTTATAACATCTCTTTTCTGGCCTGTTAAGACTGCTAGAATGTTTACTACTCTTTCTATTGGATTTAATTTAGAGTTTAATACAGGTCTTAGATTAATGTAATTACCTATTGTAACATCTTCCCACTTTGTTGGTATTGTGATATCCATAATATTATATATAACAAATTTTTTAATTATAACAAAACACTAAAATAAATAATTTAAGTTAAAAACTAAACAACTAAACACTAACTAAAATAATAACTTACAATGGCTGAGGATATCATTTAAATTAATTCTAATAAACTAAAACACTTTTTATATATGTTTATATACATTAACTATTTTAAATGGCTTAGAATCAATATTTAACATTAGCTAGTTTTCTAATTAGTATATATATCGATAAGATATATTATCTTATCTTATATAACCCCATTTGCTCAGCATTTGCTTAGCATTTGCTCAGCATTTGCTAGTTCTCCCTCTGTAAAAATAAAAAGGGAGTGACGCTCTTTTGCCGACCACTCCCAATTCCCAAAAATATAATTTAAAAAACATTGACTAATCTAAACGAATTTAGAAAGTTGTTAAATTAAGTTTCAAATATAGTAATTTAAAACAATTTATATTCTGTTTCTTTTATTCTTTGTTCAGCTATTTCAAAATACTTCTCATCTTGCTCAATACCTATGAATTTGCGGTTTGTATTCTTACAAGCTACACCAGTTGAACCGCTGCCCATAGTTGCATCAAATACAGTCATACCTTCGTTTGTGTATGTTTTTATTAAATATTCAAGTAGTGCAGTAGGTTTTTGTGTTGGGTGTACACTTTTACTTTTTCCAGTTGCAAATTTAACTATACTTGTTGGGTATCTCTTATTGCTTACATTACCACCTTCTACAAATTGGTCTAAATGTTTTACATATCCACCACCGCTTACATACTCTTTACCTTCTGTCATTTGTGGGTTATAAACTCTTGGGTTTTTTTCGTCAAACTTTCTTATCAATTCTGCTCTAAAATCTTTATTTTCTATGTTTAAAACTTCCCATTCTGTAAATCCTTGCATTTTATCAATACCATACACTTTTATTAATTTATTGTAAGTATTATTCGTACATAGTCCGTATTGAGTACTATCAACCCTAAAGCAATGGTCTGCACATTGCCCTATATTATTTATTATTTCTTTCTTTTTTAATCCAATAAAATCAAGGACTTTCTTGAAATATAATCTTTGTGGGTGTTCGCCTTTAGTGTCGTGTTTTGTCGGTTCATTACTAAAAACAAGTACATCTTCAAAGTTTTTCATTGGCATTTTATTTGCTAAAAGTGGGTTACTTCCTTGCTCTTTCTGCCATATCCATTGGTGGCTAAAATTATCAATATTACTTGCTATTAATTTAGTTGTAAAAGGTTGTGATGCGGTCAAAACAATAAAGCCATTTGGTCTTAATAATCTGTAAAACATTTTCCACATTGGCTCAAATGGTATTATTTCATCCCAACTACAAACAGTAGTCCCATAAGGTAAGTCCGTCAATATTAAATCAACGCTACCATTTTCTATCTTATCGCTTTTAATAAGGCAATCTCCTTTATATAGTTTTATCTTATTGCATACCATCCTTTATTATTTTCTTTTAGGTGTATTAATGCCACGTATCTTAAAGCATCTAACAAGTGATCTGAGCCTATTGGTTTTTGTAGACTATTCCCATTCTTATCAGTTGCCCATTTATACATCCTAAACTCACGTCTAAGATTGCTACTATTTACTACATTGATTTTATATCGTTTAAGAATGTCTATTCCGTTTAGAATACTATCACGTCCTTTAGTAGCTGGCTTAGCATTTAAACCTAGTCTATATATTTCCTCAATACTTTTAGGCTCTGCTGAATCACATATAACCTCATCACGCCCTATTATAGGTCTGAGCCTTTCTGCTAGGTCTTGGTTAGTTAATTGTCTTTCGTATATAATCTCTTTTAAATATAGTTCGTCATCTCTTTTATAAACAGCTACACAAGCTGACGGATCTATACTATATCCAAAGTCTAAGCCATAAGCTACCAATTTACAGTCTGGCATACTATCCACATACTTGACATTTTCAAAGACTAAGCCACTTATATTTCCATACTCACCTAAACCATATATCTTCCAGAACTCTTTGTCTGTTTGTTGTAAATACTCTATTTCTTTAATTAGTGATTTAGGTAGAAATGAATTGTTCTTATAGTTACTTACTATAACCTCAACATCTCCAACCTCCTTAGAACGCTTTATTTCTAATTCTTGATTTATCCAAAGTTGTTCATCGTCTGGGTTAAAGTCTAGAAATATCTTATTCTCGGTTCTCATTAGTAATTGAAAAAACTCCTGTTTGTATTCTAGCTCATTGGCTTCATTACAGTATAATATATTTCTCTTAGCACCTCTTAGCTTTTGCTCATCGTCAGCACCTATAAATTCTACTAACCTTTTGCCATATCTATATTGCTTCTTAGTTTTATTATGGTCTATTCCACTATACCACCCCTCAGCTTTTAAAATGTCCTCAAAGTCTCTAATTACTGTACCGTCTAGATTGGTCCTATATTTCCTTACTGTGGTCCATACACCTTCATAACAGTATTTATCATGTCCATAGTTACCACTAATTAACCACAATGCACATAATTGGTTTAAGCTCCAGGTCTTACTACTTCTAGTACCGCCTCTATTTATTACAATCTTTGAATTGCTATCGTAGTTACGCTCGAATATTTCAGTCGCTTCCACGCTTTATGTTGATATTAATATTATTTACAGTAGATTCTATTTCCTGTTTATCTGGTGCATTTAGTCCAAACATCTTAGCAATAGAATCATAAGCACCCCTATAGTCAGAACCCTTGACCATTTCTTTTAATAAATAGAATTTAGCTTTCTGCTCTTTTGTGAGATTTTCTTTTGCTGCTAAGTCCATTAGATATTCCCAAGATTTAATCATTTTAAAATAACCGTCAGCTACTTCCTTACGTGTTATTTGAAATGCTTCAGCTTCTTGTTTCTGTAAGTCTTTGACCCTTACCGATATATTACCATTTTTAAGAAGTTCACTAGCCTTAACTGCTATAACCTCATTAGACGTAGTTTTAGCAACATCATAAGCTCGTCTATAAGCCTCTGACGCATTACCAGTATTGACATACTCCTCAGCGAATTTTCTTTGTTTAGGTGTTAGTTTATTAGACATTAAAAATAGTTAATTGTTGTTTATGTTGTTCTATTCTTTTTATAGCTGCATTGTAATAGTCTGTATTTAATTCACAAGCGGTTAAATCAAACTTTAAATTATGACAGGCTATTGCTATTGAACCACTACCTAAATGTGTATCAAGTATTTTATCTCCTTCTTTAGCATAATTTATTAAACAAAACTCATATAATGAAATGTGTTTTTGTGTTGGATGTATTCTATTTAATTGATTTGGATTTTTTTTGTATATTCTTGTACCACCTTTACGCACCCAAGCAAACTCAGCCTCTGCAAAATCACGTCCATACATTGTCTCACCCTTATCCCAAATACAAAAATATTGGCTGCAAGGCAAATTAAAATAATTACCTCCCCAAATTATTTGGTTTTTACTAACTCTAAATAGTTCGTTAAAATATTCTTTTGTTGGCACTGCATTATCCCAATTCTTTTTTTTATCGTCTTTGTTTCTTTTTCTACCTCCCATTTCCATTTTTGTAACATTAATACCATAAGGTGGGTCTACAATAGCAAGGTCGAAGAAATTATCTTCATACCTTGCCATTAGTTCCATATTATCTTCGTTAGTAATATTACCCATTCTTTTGTCTTAGTGAAACTTTTAATAATATTAAATAACCTATTAAGTCTGTTACTGTATCTTCTGTTTTATCGTTTATGCCTTTGTTTTTAATTCTAGACAGTTTGTCATCTATTCTAGCACATATAGCCTCTGTTGAATCTAGCTTACTAAATATGCTTATAGGATTATTAGCAGTATCTCCATAGTCTTTATTCTTTTGGAGTAGTAGTTCTTTAACTTCCTCAGCTATTTTATTTATTAAATATTCTGTTTTCATTGTTGCCATTCTTTATAAGTATATTTTCTAGCTTTCTTTTATAGTTTCTTAGGTTTGTTATTCCAGAACTTTTATTAGATCTTATATCTTCGCTGTTTTCTATTACTTGTTTTATAAAGTATTCTGGTAATGTTTTTAGTCTTTGT